AGATAGGAAATGATTTGCATATCCAATCGCAAAAACAGAAACTGCCTGAATGAATGAGTCATTTGAACATTTGATATGAAAGTTTTCATATCTCTTTCTATAGACTGCGTTTTGGTTAGTGTATAAAGGTGTCTTGAATCTATCTCCTGATTCGCTTTTTGCATTTACTGAATCAATATAGTTTCCAGTTGCTGGTTTGTATATTACAAATGCCTTATCATCTTTCTGTAGACCAATACCAGTAAACTGAGCAACAACCATAGATTTAAATCCAGTTGCTTTTGATCCATCAGCGTGTAGACCACACATACCAAAAACAGATCTGAGTGAGCAGTTGAAGATATAAGGTGAAGCACCAGTAACACTGTCAGCTTCTATTTCTACCTTCATTGATGCAGTTGTAGTAATCACATCTTGTGCTGGATCACCATCCATTGTATAAGTAAATTGTCTTTCACTTGTGATTCCACTGACACTATAAGTTCCATCATAGAATGTATTTCCAATACCAGTAATTAGAATCTGATCATCTACAGTTAAACCGTGCTCATCTTTTGTAACTACAGTCGCATTGATTCCAGTTGAAGTTAACTTTTCAATTGTTAAATTGTTAGGTGATAGATCACCAACAATCTTAGATTCTGGAGTATTTGGTTCAAAGTCTTGTCTCGCAGGAAAGTCTGGGATGTTTCTATTTCCAGTATCAGAACCATAAGCATTCATCAACTTGAAATAATACATCTGCAAGTCGCTTAACGATGTGAGTTCCTCTTCATTTTGACCATCAGCATATTCAAAACAAGTTAACTTGTGGTGTGATATTCTTGGATTTCTCTTCTCAGTAAAGTTTTTACTATAATATACTGACTGATTCGCATCAAACATACTAAATTGCCAGAAATAGCAACCACCAGTGACACGGAAGAGTGCAGATCTTGGGATTACACTATCCAAAACGTCTGGATTTGGTACATATAAAGGTCTTATCTTTGTCTTTCTTAAATCTAAACCTACGATTGATGTTCCTTTCGGAACAATTACTCCACCGTGAACAGAATTAAATCTACGTAAAACGTTGTTTGAATTATTTAAATCAAATATTGATGAGTTATTTAAAAGTAAACTTTCACTCGTAACATTTCCTGAGATATCTAATAATTGTGCAGATGCACCATTCTGTTTGATGAATAATCCTGGCCTGTTGTCTATTGTATGTTCGCCTGGATACAATAATATTGTTGTTCTATCGAATCTATCGTTATTTAATCCTGATTGATATGAAAATCTAGCTGCTTCAATTAGTGCTCTTTGTATTGTAACAAAAGGTCTTGTTAAAGAATTTCCTCTATTGTCAAAACTATCTGTTGCGTCCAGATCAGATGGATTTACATAAAGGATATTACCATTGGTATTTACTAGAAAATTTTCTAACCTTGAAAGGGGCATCGTATTAGCACACTAAAATTTTTTTCTTCTGTCTTATTTATCACGAAAGAAAGGGCGGGCACTCCTTCTACACGGAGATCTTTTGTACTCCCACCTCAAAAAGGTTTTAAACCAATTTTTGGCCAGAATTTTTTTTTCGACTTTTTTGAAATTGAAAAGTCATTTTGATTCTTCATCATCCTCATCCTCTAAGAATGATTCCATAACTTCTTTTAGTTTTTCATAATAAAGTGGTTCTCCACGTAACTCAGCAAGTTTTGCAATCGCAACAGATTCAACACAAGTCCAATATGTTTCTCCACTCACAACATGTTCATCAGTGAAGTATGCTGCAATATCCTCTTGAAGATATTGAAGTTCTCTTAGTGTCTCTCTCTGAATTTCCATAGTTTAATTACTGAGTATGCTTTATTTATTAACTTGTAATTGTGTTTCTTGGGAAACTATAATCTGGATCAGTGTAATTACGATCCTCAACTGATATCTCAGAATTTTCATTGAAGTTTGGATCAGGATAATCATATCTATCATTACCCTCATACTCAGTTAATAGTGGATTCACATCTTTTCTTTCTCCAAAAACATGGAAAAAGCAATCGGTGTTTCCAGATAGAACCACTTTTTCATTATTATATTCCATCACAATTATTTTTTGAGTAGATCCAATCGGTTGTATTGAGACTGTAATACTATCTTCATGAACCAGATCTTTCCAGTAGTAAGGTAATTCAATCGTATTTGATCCTGTTAATCTACCACGATAAAAAACAGCAGACTCTGGGCCTTCTAACGAAACATGGCGAAGTCTCCATCCATTTCCTTTTGTTGGGTGTTTAATATCAAATGATTTGGGTGGTAAAGAGTCAGCAGTTCCAAATCTAGAAGCAAGTCTTCCCTTATTTCCTCCGTCAATTGAACCAGATACATACAAATCACCTTCAATGTAAACTGCATCAGGTGAACTACCACCACTTACTCTTAAACCATTAGCAGTTTGTGAATCTCCCTTCATCACCGTGTTTCCTTTTACACGAAGGGATAATTTTTTATTTTTTTGTAAAGAATCTTCGTCTGATGTTCCGATTGTAACTGTTGCTATACCACCAATATCACTACAGTCACCAAAGATGGACATTCCAGAACAAGTGAGTGTTCCAGCTTTACTTAAAGTTGCTTGATCAGGAACATTCCATTGACTTTCTCCAACGTGAAGTCCTATTGTTTCGATTGTAATATTTCTGAAAGACATTTTGGTTAACCGCCTCCCGTAGCAGCTTGAGCATCTTGAAGAGAATCAAAACCACCATTAGGTGAAAAGAATTGATCAATTCTTGATATTGGAAGTTGATCATAAAAACCACTCAATTCATAATAGAAATCGGATGCAACATCCAAATCATTTCCAGAAGTGGTCTCTATGTAATCACTTTCACAATGTATTCCAACTGCAGCTCCACCACCAATAAACAATTCTTTATCGGCAACAATGTTCATATTATTACCAGTTAAAATATTTGTATCATTACCTGATCTAATTCTTGTATTATTTCCAGCTTCTAGATATATGTTACTTTTTGCATTAAGAACAATATTTCTACCATTTAATTCTATATCACTTGATTTTGCAGTAATTACTATTCTTCCGTGTTTACATTCAACCTTAAATGCATTTCCACCCTCTCCTGTAACTTTACCATCACCGATACTTGGATCATCACCAGAATATATTTCAAAATTTTTACCTGCTCTCATCTTTGCAATACCACCTTCATAAAAGGAAACACCTTGTGCTGATTGAGTAGTCATAGAGTACTCACAAGGTTCGTGCCTCTCAGTTGGACATCCACCCTCAATTACAAAAGTATGGTGGGTCTCACGATAATGTCTTTCAAATTCATCTTTGAATATTTCTCTTATTTTGGCCTCAGTGATGGTTCCTATACTCATTAGTATCCTCCATATCCTCCACCACCAGATGAACTTGCATCAGTTCCAGTCGATGTATCTGGTGGAGTGCTTGTTGTGGTTGTGTCCATTGATGTAGTTGGAGTCGTCTGAGTTGTTACAATCGTTGGTGATGTGGTAGTCGTTGTGGTTTCTACAGGAGTCTCTGCTACTGCCCCAGTAGGAGTTTCATAAGAAGATGATGAAACCACAGGATTACTTAGACTCTCTTCTATTGTATCATAAATTATTAAATCTGACACACCGTGTGTTGCTCCTGTCATTTTTTTACCGCTTGACATTACATGATAAGGCCCAGAATATTCAACACCATTAACAAAACCAACAGGATCTCGATTATCACCAATACAATCGACCACATTATCAATTCCAATAAGTGGTGCTGCCTTCCTCTTATCTGCATCAACATCAGTCTTGAACTGACCTTTAAATGACATAACTGGTATAAATGAAGCACCAGATCCAGTGCTTGTATTTACTATGAGAACTGGAGGTGTTTCAAATTCTGTTAAAACATTTGGGGGGAAGTTGACACCAACGATTGATCCACTTGGAGTTGTGATAATTGGTATGTTAGTTCCATCATCAACACCTTCAAAAGTAACTGTATCATTAGGATCATAATTGATTCCTGGTGTTGAAACGTAAACGTCACCTACAGTTCCAACTACGTTTGTTCCAATACCAGAATTAGTTCCAACTGTATCAAGACAGTAACCAGATCCAGCTGAGAGAATTACAGTTTCAACGATTACACCATCTTTTATAATTGGTTTTACATTTGCACCAGTTCCATTTCCAGTATTATCAATGATTGTAATTTGTGTATCTATACCATAACCACTACCACCATTTATAACTTCGACTGAGAATATTCTACGACTGTTACCAACAACTATTAATAATTCTGCACCAGTTCCTGATCCAATTACTTGATAATCAGGTGGTAAACATTTTGGATATATGAATCCAGGTGCCATTGGTGTAATATCTTCTTGTGAATTTGGATTTGAATTAATTGTTGCACAATCTGGGAAGAGGAAGTCTCCATCATCAAACAATGTAAGACCGCTTGGTGTCTCATCCTCATCACTGGTACCCATGAAGTCATTGATTGCTTTCTTTATACCACCACCTTGTGCTGCACTAGTTAATGCATCAGATGTTCCAGACAAGAAATTGACTTTTCCTATCGTATCTCCGTAACTATCTGGTGCCTTAAATTTAGCACCAATATGTGATGCATATTCTGTTGGTTTTGCACAAGCTTCATCGTCACATCCCTTGATAAAGTTAAGTATTTTACTTGCTATACCACTTGCACTTCTAAGAACGTTCTTAATTGAATCAAATCCACCTAGTAACCAGTTCAATCCACTCATAATAGTTGCTAGTGCACCTTCAAGAACATCAAACATTTTTGCAAGTATACCTGCTGTAAATTCTTGAATTGCACAAACTGCACCATTTATTACCTTACCAAGAAGATTCTTAAACATATTTTTGATAAAATTACCAATCTTCTCAAGAGCTTTACCAAAAGCACAGGCAATTAAAGTTCCTATTCCTTTTCCTGCTTTCTTTGCCTTTTTCTTTTTAAATAATGCTTTCGGATCATCTAGCTTCATATCACTAAGAACTTTTTTAAATTTCTTATTTATTTTTTTCATCAAGGCATTTTTCATTTCATTCATAGTGCCTTTCATAATTCCAGAGACTTGGTTTTTCACGAAATCCAATTCTGCTTGCATATCAATTATTGTGTTCGTCAAAGGATCTGCCCAAGAATCAAGAGCACTTTCATAACCTCTAGTTATCTCTATAAAATCAGCGACTATTTGACTTATCTTACCGATGTCATCATTCTTACAAGGAGTCCAGTTTGGAGATTTAGTATTTGTTTTTTGTTGATACTTTTTAGATGCATCACTACTAACTGGTTTAACTTCTTCATTATTAGCAGCAAATGAACTTACAATATTTTCTTTACCATTTTCTTTACCAGCACCATTGTTACTACTGACAGTAGTTTTTGTCTGATGTGCACCAGGTGCTTCAGGTTGTTGTAAGTTTGCTCTCGTGTATGCTTCAAATGGTTCAAACCCACTACTCTTACGAGTCTTCATTTCAGCTGCTGTAAAAGTATTCTTTACATTATCATACTTTGGAAACAGTCCCATTATAACTGGTTGTTGAGCATCTTCTCCATCTAAGAAGAAACCAAGAACCATTTCACCGCCAACTAAACTTAAAGTTTTTGATACACCACCTTGACCGTTTCCAGAAAAAGGGTCTGCTAAAACCTCTGCCCACGGTAAATCCTCGTCAGGTAGAATGTTTCCTTCTGGATCAAAAGGATGATACCCAACGATTCTAACTTTAACTCTATTGCCTTTGAACCCTCGTAGTGAAATGGCTTTATTCACCTCTCTCCATGAATCTTTATGGGCGACCTGTCCGATCCACCATAAAAATCCATCTCTTCCAATTGAATTAACCTTTCCGAGAGTTGCTAACTGGTCAATCATTAGTCGTCATATACTAAACACTCTGGTTCATCAGGGTGCATCTCACAGAATAATTCTAAGACATTAGGATCGTGATGATCACCTGCTTCTATCTCATCGTGATGATGATCTGCATATACTTCGAGTTCATGTAACTCTTCGAGCATATGTCTCTTCATTGGTTCAGAAGTAGTTGGATCGGCAAGAACTTCCTTGTCGTGTTCAATGTGTTCTTCTATGCTTTTCATTTTTTTACCTCCATGTACAGTATGTACATTATTATTTATGTGCTAATTTAGATTTTATACTCCGTCAAGAGGGAGAACAGAATAAGATCCTGTTGTGGTATATTGACCACTTTCTAATTGAACTGGGAAAGGTTGAACAAGATTTGCATCATCTTCAGCCTGTGAAACATCAACTGGATAAGCAGTTGAATATCCGTGAGCATCACGAATTAAATTCAAAGAACTAAAAGATGCATTTGGTTGAATGTGATGATTTAATCTTGATATCAAATAATTCCCACTCATACTTTTATCTATTTTCATAGATCCACCTCCTTCTAATCTAGGGAACTCTAAGTGTATTATATCACCTATTTTAAGATTTGTATTACAGGGAACTTGTATGTTTAAGGATTGTGAAAATAAAGCATTGTATCTTGATATTGCCTTTGCTTGATCAACTGGATCTCTTCCTGATGCCTCTAATCCAAGTTTACCGACTCCTAAAGCTCCGTGATCTGATACTCTAGTATATAATCTACTAGTATGATCTTCGAGTCCTTTTGGAGTTGGCATTTTTTCTTCATCATTTTCATCATCACCTCCAAGTGTGCTTTCACTTTGCACTTCCTTGCTCATTTTATATTCAATTTTGGAAAATTTTTGTTCTAATGAATCATAAAATACAGTTAAGTTTGAATATTGGCCAGCAGCTAAAGCTCTTCTTATATCTACTGATTTATTTAAATGGAAAACATTTATATTCGTATTTTCATCAGTATTGTATGGATTTCCAGTTGCACCAAACCCTCTGTATTCATAATTATAAACTGCCTTTTTCTTATTACTTTTCAATGTTGTTGAACGAACTAGAGATTCAACACTCTTAAAATTAAATCCCTCTTTATTTTCATAAAATAAAAATCCAGCAGTTCCTTTTCCTTGTGCGTTACTACTTCCACTTGTAGTTCCAATACCAGAAGCACCTTGGACAGAATTAGTGATTGCTTTTGGACATAACCATTCAATTGTATAAAATGGTTTACGATTATTACCTATGAATGTATAAGTATTTTCTGATGTCTCTATATTTTCATCCAGAATTTTATCTGGATTCACATTCATTACATGAGGCCCAAGTATTTGTCGAACGTGTTGATCAATTGTTTGTGGTTTAAATTTAAATTGACACCTTGAAGTTTCATTTTTAAAAAATTCAACAGAGGTTATGTTTAATACAAAGTCCTGTGCTTGTGAAGGTGCACTCAAATCTGATAACTTATAAACATACAGTTCTCCTGAGTCAGGAATTATATTTCCACTTTCATCGATTTCTCCAAATTGAAAAGTTGTTCCTCCGACCTCTGCACTGAATGCAATCATTTCACCACCACGAATCGGAACTCGTCCAATGTAATCAAACTCGGATCTTATCCTCATTGTCATCGTGACCACTGGACTAAGTAAATCCTCAAAATACTCAGTCTGTATTAAATGATTTGTCAAGTCAATTGCAGGATTCTCAGACTTAGGATTCTGAATTGAGACATATTTGTATTTGAGTGCTGATACTGCGAGTGCCATTATTGTTTATATAATTTTTCGGTTATGAACTTCCAACTATATATCGTTGGTACCATAGTAATTCCCATTGGTGATGAGGATACTGATTTTGCAAATGGGACAATACCACTAGATCCCTCTTGAGCAGAAACTTGGTTGTTATTTACCTGTGATTTCTTTGCTTCATTGATTTGCTGTAGTATTTCTTGATTTTTCTTATCTGTAAAAGCATTCTTTTTAGCATTTCTTGACTTTGTTATATAAAACATCAACTTAGTCTTGTCTGGTTCAAATGCATTATGTATTGCCACACCTAAATCATAATACGCTGTGAGTATATTATCTCCAACTATAAAACCATCTATCAGTTCAGCAGTAGCAAAGATTGCTGAGAAAAGGTCAAGACCAAATCCCCCACCTCTTAATAATTTACTACCAAAACCCATAGCTGGCATCAATGCCTTTCCAAGGCCTGTCGGTTTTCCACTACTCTTCGTAAAAGGTCGAGACATAAAATCTCTAAACCCTTTGGTTTTTTCTCCAATGCCTGTAAATAAATCATCCAAAACATACTTTGGTTTAAATTTTCCTCCAAAAAAACTTCTTGCCTTTGGAGTATCTGGGCCAGTTATTTTTTGAAATTTATCTTCCTTTATGACTCTTTTAACTGAGGGTGAATCTAATATCTCTTGAGCCTCAATGGCATCCTGTGTTGGTTTGGCCTTTTTAAAAAGATTAATAAAAAAATTATCCTTTGCTCCTAATGGGACATCTTTTTCAGTTGCTAATTTTTGAAGTAGTTCTATATCTTGTAAAGTTATGGGTGTTTCAATCTTGTTTAAAAGTTCATCTATTTTTATATCTTGATAAACTTTTGATCTTGTTTTTGGATCTAATGCATCTTGAAAATTTATTCCTTTTTTCTTAAATTCTTCTGTAATTTTATCCGCAATTTTCTGATCAAGTTCGCCAGGAAATAGTCCCCTATCCTGATTTAAAATTTGTTCTACCTCAAAATCAGTGAATCTTGTATCATCAAGTGGGATACCTAATTTTACTCTAGCATTATTTAAGGTTCTTTTTTTTCTTTTTTGAAATTCTTTTATAAATTTTTTATTATTTTCATTAATTTTATTAGTAATTCTTCTTTCTCTCCTTGCTTTTCTTGCTTTATCTCTATCTCTTCTCCTATTAATCACATTTTGTCTTTTTTTAGTTAGCACAGTTTTTAATGGTGTTTTTGTAGCGAGTTTTACTGGAGTTTTTTTTATAACATTCCCTAAACCCAAAGGTGGAACAGTAGGAATACTACTCGCTTCGGCACCACCAACTCTAAACTTATTATCCCCTTTACCCTTATCGTCACCACCAAAGAGACTAGCAATTAATCCAAAAAGTCCAAGACCAAGAATTCCTGCAGCACCTGGTAATTTAGATCCACCACGACCTTTGATCTCTGTGGTTGTTGGTAATTTTATTTTTTCAAGTTGTTCAGTTTCATTTTTGATAAACTTAATAAATTTTTTAAAGTCTGATGATCTATCAAACCTTAAAGAAGATACAGATGATTTAGTATCAGTTGGTTTTATCTTCTCTGCAACAGTCTTTAGTGGTGATTGAAACATAATTATGCGAAGATATTAAGTAAAGAAGCATTGTATTCTATAAAATCATTATCAGGATTGAAATTAATAATGTCTTTAAATGATGGAGCACTATTTGCAGAAACTGGTTGCGAAGCAATATCAACTCCTTGTTTTATATTTGGATTCTGCACACCAGATAAATTTGTTCCACTAGTATCAAAATTAGTGGTTCCAGAACTACTACTTTCTTTAAATGAACTAGGAATTTTTGTATTTACATTTGACGGTGTAAATGTTTTTGGATCTACAGCAGAGCTACTATTTCCACCTACTTGTAGTTGATCGGCAAGTTTGACCATATCAATTGCAAAAATTCTCTGATCATCAGTTAAATCCTTTTCTTTTCCATCCTTTGTAAATGTTTTGTTTGTTTCAAGGGCTCTACCATAGACTTGTTTAATTGTATCAAGTGAGTTACCTTGTCTTTGGAATTTAGAAGTTATAGCTTGTATAGTTTTTAATTTGTCTGCATTGGATTGACTCGCATATTCTTCTATAGGAAATACTGGTTCTTTCCTTAGTGATGATCTAATCTGATCACCAAAAAACCTATCCGTAGGATTTTTAAAACCAAAAATTCTTTGACTTAATACGTCTGTGGTAACTTCTCCTGTTGTTAGTTCTTTTAATCTAGCCTTTAATGCTTTTAATCTATTCCTCTCTTTTGTAGTTCTAACATCTTTTGATTCCAATTCAGATATTTGAGTTCTAAGATTTGCAGTTTCATTTTGAACTGCCTGAAACTGAGCTTCATTTGCTGAAAGACCATCATCACCTTTCATAAGTTCAATTTTATCTTTTTCAATATTTTCTTCACTCTCTATCTCAACGTTTCTTAATTCAGGTGACTTAACTCTATCTCCTACAAAATTACCCACAACATTCGACACAAAATTCATTAAGAAATCGTATAGACCTCTTGCTTTATCCATTAAAAAATTAATTATCTTATCTCGATTAGCATATAAAAATGTAAGTAATATCGAACCACCTGTAAGGCCTGCACCAATACCTAATACTGTAAGAACAATTGGATTGGTTAACAAATTAAATATACCTAGTATTCCACCAAGTCCAAGTCCAAAGAAACCCCTCTTTCCTTTTGTCTTTTCTCCTATTAGTTTTACGTTTTTAGATACTTCCGATCTCAATAGTTTTGCTATTGCAAATGTTGCAACTAAAGAATCTCTTATTGACTTCAAACTTTTCTTTAATATTTTTGAATTCTTCTTCGATCCAAAGAACTGAACATAATTTATTCCTAACTTTTCTTCTTTTGTTAAAGATGGAGATTTTGATATTGTTTTTGTTACATTCTCCATTCTCCGAATACTACTTTTTGCAGCAGAAAATAAACCTGTTGCTGCAGCTCCAGTTATTTTTCTAGGTGCAATATTCGGTTTAATCATTTACATACTCGCTTGTTGTGCTTTTAAATTTTCCTCTTCAATATACTGATTTAATAATCCAACATAGATATCTCTTTCCCAAGGCATCATATTTTCAACTTCGGTCAAAGAATATTTATGGTGCTGCATCAAAGCAAAGTTAAGTTTAAAGTATGACTCAAGAGTGATATGAGACATACTTAACCGAAAAAACTTGTCAGACCCTCCAACGTCACTTCACTTTCAACCTTTGTGTTCGGATTCATTACCTTTACTTTATGAGTCAACTTAGGCATAGTTTCAAAAAAGTATTCGATTTCTTTGAACTGACTAGTATTTAAAGTTCCTAACCATTCATCTAATTCTTTTTTTGTGCAATCAGCAGCGGCCCAAGATTCATCTTCACTATAAACCACATCAATACAAGATACAATTATATCCATTGATGCCTGAAGTGTATTATCATCAGATATATTAAAATTATTTTTAACAAATTCATTGAGTGAAGGATATTTCATTCTCAAAGTTAAAGATTGATCTAACTTAATATCAGGACTATGCTTTTCATCCTTTTCAATTTGTATTTCATCAATATAGATCTTGTGTTCAACTTGTGTTTCACCATCATCTGGACAAGTTACCAAAACATCTATGGATTCACCAACAGATTTACCACGTATGTTCAAGAAAATATATTCAATGTCAAATGTTGGTAAGTCTTCTACCTTAATTCCTCTTGTACTAATACAAGATTTCAAAGTAGTTTTGATTGCATTTGTAATTTGTTTTGGATCTTCACTCTCTAATGCAAGAATTAATATTTTCTCTTCTTTAACAAGAAAAGGTCTATACTTTATTGTTTTTCCAGTAGATGGTAAAACCAACTCATAAGTCGGGGTCGCTATTTTTGGTAAAGGCATAATATTTTATTCAGTATTGTATATAGCAGGGTTTTAGTAACCGTAATAACTACTAGATCCACCACCATAGTAACTTGAACCAGAAGAGGAAGAAGAAGAACTTGAACTTGAACTTGAGGAACTGGTGCTTGAACTTGTTGATCCAGAAGAATCAGTGGTTGTCGTAGTGGTTGTGGTATCAGTTGTTGTTGTTCCACCTCCAGTTGTTTCAGTGGTTTCAGTTGTTTGAGATGTTCCTTGGCCAGCAGTGGTCTGTGTTTCAGTTTGTGGATTTGTCTCTGTTACTGTTTGTCCAGTTGTAGATCCAGCTGGTAAACTCTCTCCTATTGTATCATATATTATAGGATGTGGTTCAGATGTATGTTCTGCACCTACCATCTTCACACCCATCATTTCATGATATGGCCCATAATATGGTTTACCACTTACGTATCCAACTGGTGCAGTTGGCATAACACTACTTGAAGTAGTTGCTACTTCATTTACAAACCTTCTTGGTTTAATTGGATTAACCTGACCTAACTGTTCATTAAATGTTGCTTCTTTCACTGATTGCTGTAAGTTACTGTGTTTCTCAATCGTATGTCTTAGATAAGTAAACACGGCTGTGACTTGTAAGAATGTGCTTCCATCATAAGACATTGGAACAGCATTAATATTAACAGGAAATGTATCTATGAAATGATAAGTTAACAATGGCATATCTTTAAATGTATTGTTTTTATCATTTGGATTCTGTAAAAAATCTCTTTCAAATTTGGTAATTCTTATCTTTCTTCGATAATCATCTGGATATCTGAATCTTGAATATGAATTTCTTTCTTGATATGCATTTGACTGACTTGATTGATTTCCATCATACCTACCATTAGTTTCATTATAAATTGGATTGATATAGTTCATCCACTCTTCAAGCATACGTAGTGCATTATAGTCATCATCAATATAAAAGGTTAAGTCAAATTCGTTATATATTCTTCTTGTTGCAAATCTCTCTGTCATTCCTTGACGACTACCTAACTCCTCTGAAATATTAAAGTTTGAACCAGGCAATGATGCAGATGCACAAAGGAAATCATACTTTTGAGTTGTGGAATTTGTATCTTCAAATAAACCACAATTAGTTAAGTAATCAAATAATCCTAAATTATCTCCTGATGCACTTCTACGAACAAGATCTAATGACACCTTGAACTGACTTGATATCGCAAGTTTTGAAAATATTGGACTCGCATTTGGTATACTAAGATACAAGTCTTCCGATTTTATTGCCATCTAAATAGTTTTTAAATTGATCCTGATAATATATGTATGTCATATAAAGGAAAATATCACCCAAGATACCCAAAAAAGTATAAAGGGGATCCCCGAAATATTATTTATAGGTCTTTGTGGGAGAGAAAATTTATGAATTACTGTGACTTAAATGAGACAGTAAGTGAATGGCAGTCAGAAGAATTCTGGATTCCATATCTTTCTCCAATAGATAATCGTGTTCATCGTTACTTTCCAGATTTCTTTTTGAGATATATCGACAAGAAAGGAAAGAAAAGAACTATGGTTGTTGAGGTGAAACCAAAGAAGGAAACAAAGATGCCAGAAGTGAATCCAAAGAAAAGAACAAAGGCATGGGCTCACTCAGTAAAAACATACGCAGTAAATCAGGCAAAGTGGAAAGCAGCAAGAGAGTTCTGTGCTGATCGTAATATTGAATTTAAAATTATGACTGAAGATAATTTAGGTATCAAATGACTATCGGAGAAAGAATAAGAGAAAAAGCAGAGGGTGAACCAAATACCACTCCAGATTGGTATGCAAATGAATTGTATATTGAACTTTCCGACGTTGCAGAAAGTCGTTTCCCAGAGATTGGAGAACTCTGTTTCTTCACATACACCGCATCTTTTCCAGAGAAGTATCCTTTCTATGACCGTAGGCCACTTGTGTATGTGATGGATTTTCAGGGAGATAAAATGCTTGGTGGTAATTTACACTATCTAAATCCAAGTTATCGTGGTGGTGTTGCACAAAGCTTGGTAAATAAAGTAGGTGTAATCCTACCAAAAAAGACTTTACACAAATATTTTATTAGTAATATGGGTGATACTTTTATCATTCCACCCAGTCCAGAAGAGTATCTGAGTGTCACACAATTAGTAACTGAGAATTTTTCTAATAAATATGGTCAGAAGGTATCACCAGAAAACGCTTGGGATAGTATTTAAATGTCAGACAATGGTTCAGGATTCATATATGAGGGCACTTTCCTAGACAATGTGACTGGGATTTCTGAGGCTCTTAGTAATACAGATGTTGCAGGAACAACTTATACATTTTCTAATGGAGAGGTTGGTCAACAAATTAATAACAATAGTAATTTACTTCAAAATAATCTTCACTCTGGAAATGAAGGTCTAATTACAACTAATGATCAAAATGTCGATGTAAAAGCATTCGTTTCGCCAACTGGAGAATCTATAATTACATTAACAAAAGATGATAATCCAGACTATGAACATGTTCTCTGGGAAAATGGAGAGTTCAATGAAACAGGTCTAAGTTCATATGTGGCCATAGGAAATGAAGAGACTTTGCAAAATGAAATCAAAGGAATATATATTAACCATGCAAAAAATGAGGTGAAGGGGAAAGATTATTATGTTTATCCAAAATTTTTAAATATTCCAACTTTAGATGTCAATTCAAACTATGAAGAAACAGATACTGAGAACACAGATCAAGGATCTGCAAACTATCTTGAATATGGATTTGGAAAAGTTGATAAGATAATCAAAAAACTAAGTCTAAGGAATCTAACATATCCATTAGATGCAGACTTTGGTAATACACAAGATTATATGCAGATTAATCAGTTTAAGTATAGACCGATAAATCAAAAATTATTTTTTGGAAGCACAGCAGAAAAAACAGCAACAAAAAATAATCCATTTGATATTTTCTCTTCAGGAGTTCCAATGGGATCACCAAAAGAAGAGTTTCTTGGACTTGTTAAATTACCAATGCCAAATAGTTTATCAGATTCAAACAATGTTTCTTGGGGTGCTGATCAATTAAACTCACTTACAGCAGCAGTTTCATCTGCAGTATTTGGTCAAGGACAACAATTAGCAGGTGCATTTGAAAAAGCTATTAAAGGATTTGGTGATGGTGAGGGGTTTGGAAGATTACAAAATTTTGTTAAACCTCTTATAGATCAGGCTGGTCTGAGTATTAATCAAGGTATTGATCAGGGTGGAAAAACTCTAAGCGAACTTACAAGAAAAGGGAGTGATCTCAATTTATTAGGTCAAGCAGTAGCAGGATCTGCACTATTAAATATTGCTCAGTTTGGTATCTCTCCAGAAACAATTTTAGGAAGAGGTCAAGGTGTTGTTCCAAATAATAATCTTGCATTATTATTCAACTCACCAACACTCAGAGAATTTACATTCTCTTGGAAGATGACTCCTCGTAGTCGTGAAGAAGCAATTCGAATAAGAAATATAATTCGATTCTTCAAACAAGGTATGGCTCCTAAAAAAGGTTTCAACACCGCAACTGGTGCTTCATCTTACTTCTTGGGAACACCGAATGTTTTTGATATTATATTCAAAACAACAAGAGACAAGTATGATATTCTCAATGAAAACGATGCAGTTCTTAGAATTAAAACTTGTGCTTGTACTGGTTCTGCAGTTAACTACACACCAGATGGTATGTGGAATGCTTATGAAAAAGGACAACCAGTTGCTGTTACTTTATCACTAAGATTCTCAGAACTTGAACCAATCTTTGATACAGATTACGATGAAAATTTATTTAATTATGATGAAAACAGACCCGATTTAAGACCAGTTCCAATTGACGCAATAGGTTACTAATGGCATACTTTCAAGAACTACCAAACATAGCTCACACATCTTTATTGCCAGTTCGCAATAAGATTGAAGATCGAATTATTGTAAAAAATTTATTTAAAAGATCAAAACTGAGAACAGATGTTGATCAAGCAATCACTGCTTTTAATTATTACTATGTTGAAGATCAGCAGAGACCAGATATTCTTGCTCAAGAACTTTATGGTGACTCTGAATTAGATTGGGTTGTATTAATATCGAATAATATTACAAATGTAAGGGATCAATGGCCATTGAATCACGATGACTTACACTCTCATATGTTAGAAAAGTATGGGTCTGAACAAAACATACTTGGCATTCATCATTCTGAAACTGTGAAGATAGTGGATGAATATAATCGAGTAATATTAAAAGGTGGTTTAGAAGTAGATGCTAACTTTACTTTTACTTTTGTTGGAACTGTCACATCATCAACAGGAAGTCTTATCAAAGTAAATTTTGGTGGATCAAGTTCAAATACTATAACTCCAGTAGCATCAATTACAAACTATGATTATGAAGTTAAAGTTAATGAAGGGAAAAGAAAAATAAGGGTATTAAAACCAGAGTATATTGGTGCGTTCTTATCTGAACATGAACAGATAATGAAATATGAAAAATCTACAAATTATATTTCCAAAAAATTAAAAGGAACTGATAATCCAAGAGTATCAGGGGTATAAAAAAACCCACCTTACGGTGGGTTTTGTGTCTTAAGAATTGACTAATCGAGAGAAGTAACTCAGCGATTCATCATCTTCATCGGATGTTGCTTCTTCTACTGCTGCAACTTCTTTTACTGGTTCGGATACTGCTGCTTGTTCT